ACAGAAGATCATCCAGACCTACCTGCTGAAGCAAACTTTTTATACAATGCCGAAGAAGAATACTATCAGGATTGGTATGATCCACCAAATGAGCTAGAACACGGTTGGGGTGTTGATATTGATAGTAGTTGGATTAGTATTGAAGAACGTGACGGCGAAGAATATCAAAGCAACCATATTGCCGATATAGTTGACACAACTGATACTCCAGTGTATATTAAAGACAACAATATAGAAAAAGAAGAAGGTACATTTGATCTTGATAATGCACTGTATCCAAATGGACACTATGAAGAAGATGATGACGAACATTGTGAAGGCGACCCAAAGCCACTAGATGATGGTACAATTCCAGAGTGCTATGTGTTTTATGGTATGAGTGCAGAGAAAGGCACATTCTTTGATGGTGTTGTGCATGTTGATGATGGTTCAAAGTTTGATCCAAAGAAACTTAAAATAAGTGTAGAAGCACAACCAAATGGTGATACTACTATAACAGAAGTTGAGTATGCAGGAGAAGCTATTGATAATAACGGTGGAGACACCACAGGCAAAGGCTATTATGCACAAGTCTGGGACTGGTAGGAGAAACTATGGCGTACTTTAGCACGAAAACATACGGACATAACATTGGATTGAGTGCAGTATTTAGGCAACCGCATGCAGATCATTCACATTGCAGATTCTTACATGGATACAGTTTAGGCTTTAAGTTTACGTTTGGTTGTAACGACCTCGATAACAAAAACTGGGCAGTAGACTTTGGTGGACTAAAGCCATTGAAGACTTGGTTAGAAGACACGTTTGATCATAAGGTTGTGTTAGATGAAAACGATGATAAGTTACATTACTTTCATGTACTAGAAGAAGCAGGACTTGCACAACTAACAATACTAGACGGTGTTGGTGCAGAGATGTTTGCAAAGCATGCTTTTGAGTTTGCTGACAAATTAATAAAAGAATCAACAGACGGCAGATGTTGGGTACACGAAGTTGAATGTGCTGAACATGGTGCTAATAGTGCAATTTACAAAAAGGACGATTAATGGCTCTAATACCAATGGTGGTTGAAACCACAAGCAAAGGCGAACGTGCATATGATATTTACAGTAGACTATTAAAAGATAGAATTGTAATGCTAAATGGTCCTGTTGAAGATCAAATGGCTAACAGTATTATAGCACAGTTGCTATTTTTAGAATCAGAAGATCCTGACAAGGACATACTGCTATACATTAACTCACCAGGTGGACAAGTAAGTGCTGGCTTAGGCATTTACGATACCATGCAGTTTATTAAGTGTGATGTGTCAACAGTTGTTATTGGACAAGCATGTTCAATGGGTAGTTTTCTCGCACAAGCAGGTGCCAAAGGCAAACGTATTGTACTTCCAGAATCACGAACAATGATACACAGAGTAAGTTCTGGAACACGCGGAACTTCAGGAACAGTGCATGTACAAGAACTACAGTTTGAAGATGCAGTTCGTAGTATGGAAGAGTCAAAGAAAGTTAATAAGAGACTTACTGAACTATATGTGCGTCATAATACTGCGGGTAAAACATATGAAGAAATGGCAGAGACTATGAAGTTTGACACATTCTTAACTGCCGCAGAAGCAGTTGAATGGGGCCTTGCTGACAAGGTAGTGGAGAACAGATAGTGCAACTTGAATCAACTAAAAATATATCCATGTTAATGGCCACACGTGGTCGTCCTGAGTTAGCATTTGAAAGTATGAAAAGTTTAATTGATCATGCTAATAATGTAGATGAGATAGAATTTTTAGTTGCAATAGACAATGATGATAGTGCAAGTCACGATTATTTTACAAACACTGTGGTTCCTTGGTTTAAGCAAAATGAATATGACATTTTACTAATGAGTTTTGATCGAATGGGCTATGCAAAACTACATGAATATATGCGACACTTAGCACTGAACAGTAAAGGTGCATGGTTAGTAATTTGGAATGACGATGCATTTATGGATACAAAAGATTGGGATAAAGAAATTACAAGTTATACAGGACAATTCAAACTGTTAGCATTTAAAGATAATCATAACCAACATCCGTATAGTATTTTTCCAATATTGCCAAGAGAATGGATGGTTTTATTTGGAACCTTAAGTCCGCAACAAGCAAACGATGCATGGGTATCACAAGTTGCATATGTAAATGATATATTTCAACGTATAGAAACCACTGTTATACACGACAGACACGACCTAACAGGTAATAACAACGATCAGACTTTTGCAGAAAGACAGTTTTTAGAGGGAGATGAAACCAATCCAGAAGATGCATTTCATCCTGATATGATGAACCTAAAAGAGCATTATTGTGACAAAGTATCTTGGTATTTAAAACGTATAGGGCAAGACACTGGACGTTGGGATCGTGTGGTACGTAAAGAAGTAAAGCCTTTTGCACTTATGCATGAAAACGATCCAAACAAACATCTTGGAACGTTTGTAAAACAAGTAGACGGAACAACAATAAACGTAAGGAAATAAAATGAAAAAAATATACGTTACGTGGGACGATGTACAAAGACAAACCCAAGAAATACTACGTCAGATGCAAAAAGAAAACTGGAAACCAGATTTTATAGTAGGTATCACACGCGGAGGTCTTACGCCAAGTAACTTGATAAGCCAATATCTAGATGTTACAATGTATACACTAGACGTTAGATTACGTGATGGAGAGAATGTACCTTGTGAAAGTAGTTTAAAACTTGCTGAGCTTGCTTTTGGTTTAAATAATGGTTCCGCTACAGGTGCTCGTTGGGATAGTCAAACACGTAAGAAAGTTCTCATAGTTGACGACATAAACGATAGTGGTGCAACTATTAATTGGATTAAGAAGGACTGGGAAGACACAATACAAGATAAAATTAAAGATGATATTGATTATGTTTGGGATAGTGTTTGGAATGATACTACAAAGTTTGCAGTGCTATTTGATAACATAGCAAGTGAGAATGCAATTAATGTAAACTATAGTGCAGAAGAAATAAACAAAGTCGATGACCCAAGTTGGATTGTTTTTCCTTGGGAAGAGTGGTGGAGCCGTTGGAATCCAAATGAAAAAGTAATCTAATGGTAGATCAAGTTCTTGACAGAAGCCTAAATACAGTATATAATAATAATAAAAAGCATACTGGAGCTTTAATGGAAGAGAAAAAATACTACTACAGTGAGATCTTTCACAGTATACAAGGCGAAGGACATTACACTGGTGTACCTACTGCTTGGATACGTTTCTTCTTGTGTAACTTACAGTGCAATGGCTTTGGGCAGTTGTTTCCTACTAAGCCTGACACATATGAATTACCGTTTGAAGACTTTGATGTATCCAGTGTAAGTAGAGTAGAAGACTTACCTGTTTGGGATAAAGGTTGTGATAGCAGTTACACTTGGGCTAAGAAGTTTAAAAGCCTAATGGGAGAAGAGACTCCAACGGTAATGGCAAATAAGATTGTAGATATTATTAGAACAGATAGCAATCCAGAAGGCAAGTTCTTACATCCAGTAAGTAAGCAACAACAGCATTTGTGTATTACAGGTGGTGAACCTCTTATGATTACAGGACAAAGAGCAACTGTAGGCATACACAACGAACTAGTAAGACAGAACAACGTGCCAGCGTCAATGACATTTGAAACTAATGGAACACAGAAACTACGTGAAGAGTTTATTGATTGGGGTACTAATACTGATACAGAAATATTCTTTAGTGTAAGTCCTAAGTTATGGACAGTTGCTGGTGAGCAGGCTAAACGTGCAATAAAGCCTGAACTAGTTGCAGACTATTATAAACTAAGCAAACAAGGACAATTGAAGTTTGTTGTTGGACATTTGGATGAACAGTGGGACGAGATGGAAAGTGTAATTGCACAGTTTAGAGAACATGGTGTAGACTATCCAGTATGGGTTATGCCTGTAGGAGCAAGAGAAGAAGAACAAACAACATCTGCAGGTGCAGTTGCTGAAAGAGCATTTAAACGTGGTTATAATGTTGCGGCAAGAGTACACGTATACTTGTTTGGCAATGCAATAGGTACGTAAAGTGTTTAAACTATTTCGCAATTTGTTCAAAACAAAGCCAAAAGAAAATAAAACTATTGAACCCTACTATCCAATTAAAGAGATCAACGAAGAACTTGAAAACTACAAAAACAAACAACACAAAAAAGCAATGAAGGCTCCGATAGAATTAGACAAGTTACGTAACAAAGGACTATAGATGGATTTGAAGATAGAAATTTATAAATGGATTAAAGACTATGCAGAAACTAACAATATAAACCAATTGGTTGTTGGAGTTAGTGGTGGTGTAGATAGTGCAGTAGTTAGTACCCTATGTGCGTTAACAGGCATTCCTACATTGTGTTTGGTTATGCCTATAAGACAAAAACAAGAACAAACTGACTTAGGTATTGATCATTGCTTGTGGTTAAGTAATCATTATTATAACGTAAGTTGGGAAATGATTGACCTAACAAAAGTATTTGAAACTTTTGAAGATATGTTTAAATCTCCAAAGAATGATCTAGCACTAGCAAATTCCCGTGCAAGACTGCGTATGATGACACTATATCAAAAGGCACAGACATTTGATGGCATAGTTGTTGGCACAGGCAACAAAGTAGAAGACTTTGGTGTTGGTTTTTATACAAAGTACGGAGATGGCGGAGTAGACATATCGCCAATAGCTGACTTATACAAAACGGAAGTTTGGGAGATGGCACGTGAACTAGGTATTGATCAACGTATCATTGATGCAAAACCCACTGACGGACTTTGGGACGATGGTAGAGTCGACGAGGATCAACTTAACGGAATGAGTTATAAAGAACTCGAAGAATGTATGAAACTTGCTGAAGCTCAAGATGCATACGATGTATTAGAAGAAGCCGAAGTTGTTAAAGTTGACAAATACAATGCAATAAGGAGTCGTAACCTACATAAGATGAATCCAATTCCGGTATTTATAAAGCCGTGATTGTATTTAACGGTTGTAGTTTTGTTGAACAAAGCCATTTAGAATTAGAAAGTGTAGATTGGAAAAGTTTATATTGGCCTGCACTAATATCACAAGAACATGTAAACTTAGCACAATCAGGTTGTTCAAATACTCGTATATGGCGTACTACACTTGATTATATCCACAGTGGAAAAGATATCAGTGCATTAGTTGTTGGATGGACAAACATTGCAAGAGAAGAACTTCCGACTAGTAATGGCGACACATTGAATTGTTTGCCATATAGTGCGTCTTTTAACAATGACCCGCATGTAGAAGCAAAAGAATTGCATGAACATTGGTACAAGTATCACTACAACGATTGGCTAAGTTACGAACGTTTAATAGATTATATACTAACAATACAAGATGCGTGTGCCGTAAGGAAAATACACTGTTATATGTTTAACAGCTGGGCAACAAACGATATTACATTACCAAGTAAGCATCTAGCACATAACTTTAATGTGCTAAACGAACGTAAGACATTCCGTTGGAAAGAAGATATAGCACGTGTCCAACGAAAACTAGGATTTATTGATTTCAAACAGTGGATGTGGTCGCCAAATACACATTTACTAGATTGGGCAGATACAAATAACCTAGAAAGAGAAAGCCATGGGCACCCTAATTTAAATGCCCAGAGACCAATAGCAGACTATATAATTAATAAAACTAAACTTGGGAGATGATAATGAAAGTAGGAGATCACATAATACTTGCGGCTAGAAAACAAGCCGAAGGTGAAATTGCAGTACATAGAGCAAACATTGAGGTATATAAAACTATGCCAGCAGGAATAGGCGAGCATTCAGATGTAACTGAAGCAGTCATTGCCGAACTAAACAAACTAGCAGAAGCAGATGATAGACTAGAGATGCTGGACAAATACTTTTCAGAGTAAGGTAAAACATGTTAGACAAAATTAAACGTGCAATGGGCATAAAAGAAAAGCCTGTAGCACAAGAAAAATCAAAAGCCAAAGCAAAGAAAACGCCAAAAGAAATTGCTACTGCCAAAGGCGAAGCTTATGTAGCAGTTCTTGGTATGGATGTAGATGCAGATGACATAAACAACGGTGCATTCGAACTAGACTGGAATGAAAAGTTTATAGCAAATCTTGTTAGAGCTGGTTACCAGTTGAAACCAGGAGAACCAGAACACGACATTATTGATCGTTGGTTCCAAAATGTATGTCGTAATGTTGTACTTGAAACATACGAACAATCAGAGGCTGATCCAGAAACTCGTTATGTAAAAAATCGCGACTTAGGTAACGGATTTACCGAAGTTAAATGATATTATACACTAACGGCGACTCACACACTGCGGCAGCAGAATGCGTAAATAATCATGCATTTGCAGAAGATGATAAGTCATACTGGATGATGGGCAGAGCTCCACATCCTCATAATCTTGCACAAAGTTTTAGTAAACTTCTAAGTAACAGACTTAGTATGGGTTTAGTTTGTAATGCAGAGAGTGCCAGCTCAAACGATAGAATTATTAGAACTACCAATAACTGGATGAAAAAGTTTAAAGATGAATTGTATAGAACATTTATGATTATACAATGGAGTACGTGGGAACGTGAAGAGTGGCTTATAGATGGTACATACTATCAAATCAATGCTAGTGGTACTGATGAAGTTCCAAACAGTCACAAAGAAAAGTATAAGGAGTATGTTGCAAATATCAACTGGGCAAAGAAGACCGACGATGCACACTCTAAGATATGGAAGTTTCATAAAGAATTAGATAAGAAAAAAATAGCACATATTTTTTACAATGGTAACAACAACTTCAGCAAAATAAAAACAAAGAAAAAATGGGGAACTAGCTATATTGATCCCTACGGTGATACCACTTATGATAAAGTTGTAGGTGCTAAATGTGAAACTGTAAGTCCTACTAGTTGGCACTATGGTGCAGACGGACACAGAGTGTGGGCACAATTTTTAACAAAATATATCGTTGACAATAAACTAGTCTAGTGTTATAATAAGTGTATTATTAACAAAAGGATTCGTATGAAGTATCTATTGATTGACACTGCTAACATGTTTTTTCGTGCTAGACACGTTGCATTCCGTGCAAGTGATCCCTGGGAAAAAGTTGGCTACGCATTGCACATAAGTATGGCAGCTATTAACAAAGTAGCAAAGAAGTTTGATGCAGATCATGTTGTGTTTTGTTTAGAAGGACGTTCATGGCGCAAGGATCATTACAAGCCTTACAAGGCTAATCGTAGCGAAGCAAGAGCCGCACAGAACGAAACTGAACAGGAAGAAGAGAAACTATTCTGGGAAACGTTTGATGACTTTAGTACATACATACGTGAAAAAACTAATTGCAGTGTATTACGTGATCCTAATGCAGAAGCAGATGATCTTATAGCACGTTGGATTGCATTACATCCTACAGACGAGCATGTTATTATTAGCAGTGACAGCGACTTCTATCAGTTGATTACAAAAAACGTTACACAGTTTAATGGTATAACTGATAACTTGATTACATTAGAAGGCATATATGATGCTAAAGGCAAGCAAGTAATAGATAAGAAAACAAAAGAGCCTAAACTACTAGGTGATCCTGAATGGTTGTTGTTTGAAAAGTGCATGCGAGGCGACAGTAGCGACAATGTGTTTAGTGCTTATCCAGGTGTACGTAAGAAAGGTACTAAGAACAAAGTAGGTCTATTAGAAGCATTTGAAGATCGCAAAAGCAAAGGCTATGCATGGAATAACATGATGCTACAACGTTGGAGTGATCATAATGGTGCAGAGCATAGAGTACTAGATGATTACAATAGAAACAAAGAACTAATTGATCTAAC